CATTCGGACGGTAGTCGGACAGATAGTCGTTGCCGAACAGGTTGGAGCCACCGGTGCCGCCGACCAGCGGAATGCCGGCGCCGGCTGCCGCCCAGGCCGTACCGCTGGTGGCGTGGCTCAGCACCTGCGCCGCATTGCCGAAAGTCTTGGTAGTGCTGGACGCGGTCATCGACTCGTAGGTCGCGCCCAGGCTGTCGTACAGGGCTGCAATGCCGGTGGCACCCCAGCCGTCGGTCGCCAGCGTGTTGCCGCCGGTGAGGGCGGCAGCATCGGTCGCCGTCTTGAGCAGGTAGTAGTTGGTGCCGTTGCTGGTCAGGCCCGTGTTGACCTCCCAAAGCAGGCCGTTCAGGTCAGCCACGCCGCAGTTCTGGCCGTTGTGCGTGGTGCGGGCAAAGAAGTTGGCTGATCCGGTGCGACCACAGTTGTAGGAGCCGTTGTCGTCCGAGGTGTAGGCAATGGTCGCGTCGTTGGCATCGCCCAGCGCGTCGTTGTTGCAACCCTTGGGGAAGTTGGTCGAGCCAGCGCTGTACCAGGCGTTGAACGCCGTGCCAGTAGACGCCTGGCCGTGCGCGACAGACAGCAGCGCGAGCGCCGCGAAGATGAAGCGCGTGTTGCAGAAGAATCGGCTGCCGCGCGTCTTGGCTGCGGCCAGGGCACCGCCGTAATTGTTGGCCGACACGCCATTGAGCGCAGAAAACACCGCTGACGACAGCGAGCCGCGCACTGCGCTAGACATCGCAATACCATTCTTAATCGAACTGGCTATTCCACCATTGTTAGAGCACAGGTACTTATCAACAAAAACTCCTTGACGAATGCTGCCAGCGTTGTAGAACGCGCGATGCAATGCGTATCCATCCGCGTTTGCATCTGCTACACCTGCGTAAGTGCTAAAAGATTTAACACTTACAGAGTTAACAGGAAGTCCGTTACTGCCTGTACCGTACTTGTAGAAAAAAGCTGGCACATACACCATAACAGAACCGTCACTATAGACGTAATTGCCGTAATTATCACTTGCAGGATCGTCGGTGCCGTACAGCTTTGAAAAACCAAAAGGGATTTCTGGAGCAATACCAAGGCCAAATCCTTGCTGACCTGGAATGCCAATGTGGTTAACGTTACCCGCTCCTGTGTCAGTACCAACACGGATTCCGTTAGGAAAGCTTACCGGAGAACCGTCAGGTGTAGTGATGTTGCGGACTGATAAATTACTCATTGAATGCTCCAGGTGGAGTGATCAGAAACTGTTACGGTGATGCCGTCTTGAATGGAGATAGGACCTACGGAACCTGCGTTATAGCCAGAAGGAACCGTAAAGTTCGCAGATATCTGTTTAGGATTCAACCTAATAGGAGAATCTGGGTTTGTTGCTTGAGCTTGGCTTGCGTAAGCAGCTGCTTCAACGGCACTAGCTGCTGCAGCAGCTGCATTAGCCACAGGGCTTTGAGCGTTAACAGCTGTTACGGCTGCAGAACACACTGCCTTGTCAGAAGCAGTTAGCAGAGCCAATGCATTAACATTACTGTTGATAGTATTGTTCTCCTCGTTCTGGCTGTTCATAGCCGTGACGATACCTGGCAATGCTGCGTGATAAGAATCAGCGCGTGCTGCAAAGTTAACAGGGTCAGCCCTCGAAGGCACGGGTGTAGGTACACTTGGTATAGTTACTGTCATGTCAGACCTTCGATGTCCAAAGAACAATAAGACTTTGTTGGGTAGGAGATTTCAAGAGAAAACTCTCTGTAAAACCCATAGACAACAAGTGGAGAGTATGTGTCATCGTCAGTTCCGACCCACACGCACGGGGTTGCTCGGAGTTCGGAAAGTACGTTTTGAACCTTCCGCAATTGTACGTTATCCAGCATCATCCGAGCTGACATTCGCTTTGCAAAATCGCGTTTAACAAAGGTAGTCGTTCCGAACTCGTCTGTTTCTTTGACTGAATAGTCAGTAATGCCTGCAGTTGCTCCGTACTCTGTATCGCCAATAGTGTACAGAGTTCCGAATAGTATTCCTCCAAGCAACACATTTCCAGAACCTTCGAGCGTGACAGTTACCCTAGTTACGCTGTATGGTGGCACACCCTCCATAACGACTTCAGTAACCTGCGCTGACTCCTCAAAATAGTATTGGTACCAATCTGTAATAACTGCAGCGTCCAGTTCAACAATTTGTCTAAACATCTCAGTCCCATTAGAGGCAGCCACAACCGTCACTTTAGTGCCTTTAAGCCCGACAAGAGCTAGGCTGTTGATCATACCAGTATCTAGCACCACAGTAAGAGGTGAACCGCTCTCCGTCTGTGTGCTAGTTTGGCTATCAAACATTGCGTACTTATTGCTTGGGCCTACCTCTTGCCACTTTTGCTCAGAGTAGTCTGTAACAACAAGCTCCCACTCTGACCCTGAGACTGGTATTCCTAGAGCACCAGAAACCTTAGCTCTCCAAAGTTTAGTGTCGTGCTCTACCTTATCGTCCGCATCATAGGTCGTACCTGCCGAATACACAGGGTAGAGACCAACACCCCATGACCAACAAGGTTGATTCCCTAAGTTTGAGTTTACGATGCTTTCATATATCTTATACGTCTGAGGGCATACAACTCTAGCTCCCTTGCTATAAGAAGTAGTCATAGAAAAGTTAGCGTACTTTTCTACAGCATTTGTTGATACAAGCATACTAGGTACGAAAGGCTTTGGTTTTATTACTCGCACTTTGAAATCCTTTAGGGTGGCGTCAGCCACCCTACTTAATTCACCAAGATGTTACTGTAAGAGTCTCAGAAGGCACGTTTTTAACCTTCACACCCCGCTCGTCGAACTCTTTCAAGAGTTTCGCAGTCTTGTTGTTGCTGACTGCTGAAGCTCTCGCCTCAACTCTCAGGTTAGCAACTTCTTCTCTGAGAGCTTGCAGCTCTTCAAGCAAAGCGCTGTCGTCAAAGTTGATTGTACTTTGGACGCCGTTGTAGGTCACTGCCGGAGCAGGTGTTCCAGCAGGAATCTCCATGCTGCCAGTCCGCAAAGCCTCGACGATACTCAGGCCACCAGCGCGAGCAATGTCTGATTGGCTCCAGACGACTTCGCCCTTGTGGACGATACCGGCAGTTTCATTGACGCCACCTGGGCCGGTATAGCCGCCAGTGGAGAATCCTGGGACTACGCCTAACTCGACTAATGCCGCTCTAGCTGCGTCAAGGTCACGGTTTATGCTCGCAATTTCAGCCTGTTCCGAAGACCCTTTGTAGACTCTTAACTCATAGTTAGGTGCAGCTTCCGTACCTACATTTACAGCAGGTATGCCTGCTTTTGTCAGCTCATAGTAAAATCTATAAAGATCCAAAGAGCTACCAGAAATAGCTCTAGCAGTCTTGTCGCTTGAGTAGAAAGCACCCTCAGACGTAACGTAAGTAGTCGCAGCCTTACCTTGAGCGTCTAAACGCTCAATACCATAAGCCTTCGCTATAGCATCCAAAGTAGCAAGTCTAGCTCTTACGTCAGAAACTGCAGAAGCCCTTGCAGAAAGTAGTTGCTCAGCTTGTGATCTAGCATTGGCGATGTCTGTAGACCTCTTTATCTCATCGGTCATATCACCTATAGCTGATTCAAGGTCAGAGTACAGGTCGCTAAGGCTTCTGGCAGGTGTGTAAGCTACAGAACCTCCAACAGTCAAGTTACTTCCAGAAGCACCTGTGAGCACATTCAGTAAGTTTTTTTGCTCTGTAGACAGCGTATTACTGCCACCTATAGCGTTTATGGTTCTGGTCACTGTAGCTGTATCAGCCTGCAGAGCAGCTAGCTGTGTGGCTGTCAAGGTGTTGGACCCTGACGCAGCATTTATTGTTCTAACAACAGTACCGGAAGCTGTCTGAAGAGCTAGCAATTGGTTAGCGGTTACAGTATCAAGACCCCTAGCAGCACTAATAGTTCTCTCTACAGTAGCTGACGCAGAAGTAAGTGCAAGCCTTTCGTCAGCTGTTATGACTCCAGTACCGCTAGTTGCAGAAATAGTCTTTGTTATTGTCTCGCTTGCTTCGGTCAAAGCCTGCTTCTGCTCTGTAGACAGCGTATTACTACCTGATACTGCACTTACAGTTCTAACTATTTCAGAACTTTCCGAAAGCAGAGCCCTAAGTTGCACGTCTGTAAGAGTTGACGCTGTACCTGCAGCTACGCTAACATATCTACGTATAGTCGATGTTTGCTCCACGAGGCTTGAAGCTTGTTCAGCTGTAAGTCCGAATGAGCCTGTACCGTTTACCAAAGCTGCTGACACTGCAAGAGCGCTGGCAATAGAGGAAGTTGATTGGCTCAAGAACCGTGTTAGGTTGCTTTCAGGAGCTGTTATCGCAATACTGCTGACAGAGGCCTGCAAAGAGTCAAGCTCTCCGTTTATATTGGCAGCCGTGGCGTCAGTAACCAGTGTGGAGGTGTTAACTTCAGAAACCCTTGCTGAAATGTTACTAAGCTCAGAGACAAGGTCTGCGGCTGTTGCATCAGAAAGACCTTCAGTTAGTGTAATAGACGCTATGTTAGCCGCAATAGAAGAAAATAAACTTTGCAAAGAGGCTTTCCTGGCTTCAACAGTACCAGAAGCTACCTGAATTTCTGAGATATTCGCAGAGACTGAGGCTAAAGCTCCGAGTGCTGCCTGCGTTTTGCCAGAAATGTCCTCTCCAGGACTAACTTGTATAGAGCTAATGTAAGCTGAAATGTTCGCTAAGCTGCTGAGAGCTGTTTGTGCGCTAACTTCAGTAAGATTATTTCCTGCATTAATCGATGTAATAGCTGCGGTTATGTTAGCAGCTGTGCCAATCGCAATTTGCGAGCTTGTTTCCGAGAGTCCAGCAGAAGACACCTGAGTAACAAAAGCCGTCAAATTACTGAAGGTATCCGTAACTTTCTCTAGCTCAGCTTCTGAAGCGTTCATAGCTACTGTCAAAACCGTAGCTCTCATACTGTCAAACATGCCGAGTATCGTTTGGCCGCTAACCGAAGCCTGTGTGTCAAGTGCCATGCTTGACACGCTTGCATGCATATCCGAGAACAAACCTTGTATAGTTTCAATCTCTGTTGCAGCTAGTCCTGACCTTTGCACTGTCTCAAGTGTTGCATTAAGCGACACAGCAATGTCGTTGCTACTCAGCCTAGTGCCGAGTTCATCGACAGCTGTGGAAGTGTTCGTATCACCTCGGATAGCTGCGATAAGCCTGTCAGTATCCGTCTCAGCCGTAAGTGTGTCAGCAAACTGCTTTACATCTAGCACTTTAGACAAAATGCCTGCTCTACTCAGTAAAAACTCAGAAGTAGACTTTGAACTGGCCTTAGCCTTTTCTATAGCCTTATCAGCCTCGTCTGTTACCTTTCCCATAGCATTAAGGTCTCCAGATAAAGCATCAGAAATTGTCCTAGCAAAGCTAGCGCCGCTGTCAGTATTAAACTGCTTCAAGTATTCTGCGATGTCTCCAGACACTGTACTCAACTTAGAAACGATACCTGCAGCTCTTTCAAGGCTTTTAACTTGTTTATCGACAGCGACACCGTAGTCGTAAGCTGCAATTTCAGCTCTTGACAGGCCTTTTATTTCCTTTTCGCGCTGCTTTGCGGCTGCGAGTGCAGCGTTACCTTGCGCCTCCAGTAGTCTTACGTCAGCCTCTACCAATGACTTTTTAAAGTCAGCTTCTTTCTGCAGGTTTTCAATTACAAGGTCTACCGCAACTGAATAGTCGTAAGCTGCAGTTTCAACTTCAGACATCCCCTTGATGTCAAGCTCCCTCTGCTTAGCCAGTGCTTCCGCTTTAAGCCCTTGGGCTTCAAGAAGTCTGATTTCAGCGGAAGATGCTGTTTCTCTAGCTGCAGTAACCTTATCTAGAGATACTATGCTAGACTCTAAAACTTTGTTAAAGTCATACACTGCCCCCTCTGCTGGAGTTAGCCCTTTCTTCTCAAGAGCTACAACAGCACTTTCGTAAGATTTTGTGTTGCCTTCAGCTTTGAGCAGTTCGGCTTGTAGCTCAGCAGTCCTGCCTCTGAACCCTTCAAGCTTGTCGCTTACTGTAGCTACTGCCGCAAAGTCTTTAGAAAGCTTTACAAGTTCTGTAGTTAGTGCGATATCACCAGCGTCAGCTATTGCTGTTACTAGCGATCTGAAAGTATCTCTTGCCTGCTCTCCATTCGTAACGAATCCTTCAGCGTCTCTAACCAGCGCAGGCATCGTCACGCCCAGAGAAGCAAACTTCTCGCCGATTGTCTCAATTACCTTGCTGTTGCGCTCAGAATCTGAGTAGAAATTCTCGTAGTACGAACCATAAGCCCCTGTAAGCGCGTCAATGCCTCCAGCGGCTTCTATAACGCTAGACGCTGCAGCTGCGCTAGACAAGTTGAGTTTGACCAGCTTTAAGTCGAGCATGTCAAGCATGCCGTTAAAGCCTGTCAAGTTGTTGCTGACTGTAGTCAAAACCTGAGACGCGGTTTCGCCGTACTTAGATATAGCCGACCAATCACCCCAAGCGTCAAGCGTTGCCTTTGCCATGTCCTCTTGTATGGCAGTGAACATTTCAGTAAGCCTGCTCTTTTGCTCGTCAGCGCTAAGACCGTCAAGCCTAACGTCTACATTCTTTCTAAAGTTTAACGCCGCATCCGCAGAAAGGCCCATGTTGATTGCGAGTACAGCAGTTGACGCCTGAATAGCTCTGAAAGAGTTTGTAAACTGATTTACTGTAGAGCTGTCAAGATTTTGTCTGTCAGTTCTATCGCTACTAAACCAACCACCTTCGTAGTTCTGATACGACTGACCGCTGAACCCGCTGTTGGCAAATGTACCTCTTAAGCCAGAACGCTCAAACTTGTGGCCGAAAGCTATGTTGATAATGCCGGAGACTGCACCAGCTACTATAGGACCGATTACTGGGAAGTAGTTTGAGGCAATCGCAGCTACATCCATCAACTTCTCTCCAGTGCCGCCAACAGAGTAGCCACCGCTGATACCTTTACGAAGTGCCTGACCTGCGAAGTTAGCAGCTATATTCGTACCAACGTTGGTAAATGTTTTACCCACTGAGGTAAGTTCATTTGTAGCTGCCGTAAAGGCCTCAGAGGTCTCGGCCATCGTCCCAGGGAGGTCGCTTGGAAGCGTGTATCCAGCATTAGACGATTGGCTGAGACCTAACTTTTCACCCCAGCTACTCTTAGCAAAGTTCTCGAAGCTCTTGCCGATGCTGCCCTCGATAGCGCCGCTGAGCGCTTCGTAGGCCGTCTTCAGTGTTGACACCGAACTCAAGCTGCTCATGACGCCTGAGAGGCCTCCAGAGCCGCCAGAACCGCCTGCGCTCCCTGACCCATCGAAAGCACTCATGAGAGCGTCAATGCTCATGCGGAACAAGACGGTGAAGGGAGACTTCAGCTCGTTCTCGATCAGCTTCCTAAGCGATTTGCTGCCGTCTTTTCCGCCTTCAATCAAGGCCGTAGACAGGGCTTCAGACAGAGAGTTCTTGAACTCTGAAGCCCTCTTTCTAAACGCTTCCTCATAGGCGATAGCGCTTTGATTAGCTATGTCTTGTTCGACAGAGGCTCTGAATGTTCCAAGTGTTTTTTCTAGAGCAATTTTTTGTTCGTTAAGCTTTTGCCATGAAGCATAAGCACCTTCTGTAGTGTTTCCTGACATCAGGTTTTCTACAGCAGAGTCCTTCAAAGCATCTGCGTCTTTTTTAACAGCTTCGTAAGCCTTCTCAAGTTCCCTAAGCTTAGCCTCATGCTTTGCTGCGGCTTCGACTGTAGCAAAGGCTGAAGCTTTCTCGGCTTGTAGCCATACAGAACTTGATTCGTTAACGTCCTCATACTTTCTGTTCAAGGCCGTTAGCGCTGCTTCCTTAGCGCGTTCGCCTTTAAGATCTGCTAGGTACTCTTCTGTGTCACTCTGAATTTTCTTCAGGCGACCTTGGTGCTCTATCTCAGCGACAAGCCTGCGCTTATTTGCTTCAGTCTCTATTGCTGTACGATTCGAAGTTGAACTTTCTAAATAGGCGGTACGTTTATCCTCGATAGCCTTATACTCTTCAGTACCTGCCTTGTAGCGTGAAAGTTCTTTAACGTACAGAGCTTCGACAAGCTTATCAGTGTTTGAAATCTCAGCAAGCCTTTCAGCTTCAGACTTCTCTGTCAAAGCAGTAAGCTGTGATTGGTACGCTCCGTCTGAGATGAGCTTAACTGAATTACTCTTCTCAAGAACTGCAACCTCCATGTCGTATGAAGACTTAAGTGCTGCAACTCTGCTAGCACCTGCCTTTTCTACTGCAGAAATCTGCCTAGCTATAGCAGATGCTTCGGCTTTAGCTGATCTGTCAGAAGTATTTTTAGCATCGGGATCAAAAGTCTGAGTGCCTGAAGACTTAAGCTCGTACTTTTTCATCGCAGCTCCTTGCTCATCTCTAAGTTTTGCAGCTAGTTGCCTAGCTTCAAGAGCAGCATCTACTTCGTCTTTAGCTTTTGCACTGTTAACCTTTTTACGGGCTTCCGCTTCTCTGTCTGCTTGCTCAAGCAAGGCTTTTACAGCTGGAGACTCAGCTGCCTTAGCACCCATAGACTTGTAAAGAGTTGCAGACAGATTAGCTGCAACCTGTCTAATAGCTGCTTCTTTTTTAATAGATGCCTTGACTTGAGCTTCGGCATCGTTCAGCTGCTTAGCCTGTGCAGCAGCGTTATCTTCTGCTAAGTTTCTAGCGTTGAACTCAGCTTCAGATACCCTACGCTTAAGCGTAAGACTCATAGCAAGGATTTTGTTCTGCTTGTCAAGTGCCTTAGTCTCTTCCTCAAGTGCGGAGATGATTCCGGACTTTCTGAGACCGTCAGCAGCAGTTTTCGATGCTTCAGCAGTCTTGCTTTGGGTCAGGTTATAAAGTTCCCACATAGACCATGCAGCGGTCCCGATAGAAACAACTGTACCGATAACAGGAATCGCTTTTACAAGGGTTCCGCCAACTCTGGCGGTTGCTGCCGCTGCAGCACTTGCTGAAGCAGCTGCGGCAAAGTCAGCACCAGCCGCAGCACCTTGAGCAGTCTTATAGGCAACAAGGCTTGCCGTTGTTGACTTCACCCAGGTGTCGAGACCGATAAACAGGCTTGCCGTAGTGGCTAAAACTTTAAAGCCTGCGTAACCTAGGATGACCTTACCAACAACGTCTAAGTTTTCTAGCAAGGCTTCTGTGAAGCTAGCTACTCCACGTATAAGGTTGCTAAGTGTATTTTCAAATTCTTTGCTATTGAATAAATCCTTCAACCTTGCTGAAAACACTATTACGTCATCTTCCATACCGCTAAAAGCGTTAAGCAAAGAAGACTGAAGTGTTGCTACTACGCTTTGCATTTGAGAAAGCGGAGTCATAGCGAGCTTGGCTGCAGACACAGCCATGAAGCCTGAGGCGTCTTCTGTTCTCTTCTTAAGCTGCTCAAGTTGATTAGTTACAGTTTCTACAACTTGGCCGTTAACAACTGAAAATTCTCTAATCTCAGTCTTATAAGCCTCGTAAAGCGCAGTAATAGGCTTACCTCCGCGCTCACTTGCCAACTGAAGCTTAAAAGCTTTAGCAGACTTACCGGAAAGATTTGAAAAAACCTTGTCAAGCTCTCTTGCAATAGAGATTACATCTTTGAAGTTTCCTTCAGAATCTGTAAGCTCAAGATTGAACTCCTTTAAAAGTTTTCTTGACTCCTTGCTTCGACCTGACAGGTCAGTGTACATATTTCTGACGTTAGTACCTGCTGCGGAGTTCTTAATGTTTAAGTTAGCCTGCAGCGCAAGTAAGAGAGAAACGTCTTTAAGGTTTACACCAAATTGCGAACTTACGACTGAAGCAGCTTTAAAAGCTTCACCCATATCCTCAACACCAGCCTTAGACGCTGCGGCTGTCTTAGTAATAGCGTCACCAACGATGTCAAAGTTCTCAGCTGTATAACCGAAAGCTGTAGCCACACCTGTCATGACTTCTGCAGCCTTGTCAATCGTAGTTGTGCCTGCAACAGCGAACTGCATGACACGAGGTAAGGCTGACTGAACCTGAGAAGCCTCAAGACCTGCAAGTGACAAGGTTTTCATAGCCTTGGCAACTTCTAACGGGCCGTGAGGTCCTGACTTTGCCGTAGCAAGCAGAGAAGCGTTCAAACCTTGGATTGCTGTGTCGGTTTCTTGGGAAAGTACCCTAACGGTCTCAAGTTGATGACCAACTTCGGCACCTAGCGTCAAGATACTCTTTGTGCCCATAGAGATAGCTGCACCAGCAAACAGAGGGCCTAGCTGACCCCATGTGAGCCAAAGAAGGTTGAAGCCTGAAGCCAACCCTCTGGTAGCTGAATGCACGTCAATCAGGCGCCCACCAAGAGCTTTAAAGCCCTGCAGCAGAGGTGGTATTTGCTTGTTAGTGTCTTGGAGCTTTGACTTCAACGCATCGAAATCCGCACCTGTAGCACTTCCGACTGCTGCGCTGCCAAATTTTTTAGTTGCAAAATCTGGGGATTTGTCGTAGACAGCACGCACAACACTCATGTAGTCTAGCAAGCTCTCAGCTCTTGTAGAATTGAGGCTTACAAGGTCTTGTGTTGCGTTCTTGTATCGGTTAAGGAACTCTTGGTCCTTCTTAGCTAGGTCTGCTAAGACATTCTTAGCACTCTTTGAGGATGTTTCTGCAGACTTAAACTTAATAAGTTCGTCTTTTGCTGCCTGCAGTATCAGGGCTTTGCCTCTTGCAAGGCTATCTTGCCGAAGGGCTAGCAGGCGAGAGTCAGACTCTTTCTGCTGCGCTGCCATACTTTGCAGCTTCTGACGGTACCTAGCCAACTCATCTGCTGCAGCTGTCTTATCGGAAGCCTGTTGCGCAGACAAGTCGTCTTTTGCTGCCTGCAGTATCAGGGCTTTACCTCTTGCAAGGCTATCTTGCCGAAGGGCCAGCAGGCGAGAGTCAGACTCTTTCTGCTGCGCTGCCATACTTTGCAGCTTCTGACGGTACCTAGCCAACTCATCTGCTGCAGCTGTCTTATCGGAAGCCGTAAGTTTCTTGTAAAGTGCTGCGTCCTCACCTTGCAGCTTAACACCAAGGTCTTTGAATGCCTGTAGTTCTGCTAGTGAGGCTGTTTTTTGAGTAGCTTGACGCTTAATGTAGAAATCGTTGTACTCCCTATTAAGCGCATTACGGAGGTTGAGGTGAAACAGCTCCAGACTCTTAGAGTGAACTCTAGCCTTTTCCATTGCAGTCTCAGCTGCTTTTTGAGCTTTCAAAGCAGAATTGAGCTCAACGCTGTCTGCCTTTGTCGGCTTACGCCCCAACCTAACCTTATCAAGCCTTGCTTTAGCTGCCGCAATGTCATCGGTAGCGTTTTTGTAAGCTCTAGCTGCGGATTTGAAATCTCTTTCAAAAGCTCTAGTACCAGCTCTGGTGGAGACTAGCGCCCTATTATATACATCTCTAATACTGTCAGGTATGTTAGACTTCTTCAAGCTCTCAAGAGCCTTACCAAACGAGTCGTCAACAGTTTTTCCAAGCTTTCTAAAGTCATCGTTGACAAGCTTCATCGTCTTTTCCAACTCTGCAAGTGCAGAGTTGGAGCCGACCTTACTGATTTTCTTTGCAGCGTCATCGGCGGCCTTGCCGATCTTATCCATTTGCTGCGGGATGTTGCTTTCTAAGTCTAACCGCGTACTTTCACTCATATTAGCTCCTTCATGTCTACTGCACAATGCAGCTATCTAAGAAAACAAAAAGCCAAGAAGGCTGTCACTTCTTGGCTTTTTGTTTTGTTTTTGCCTCGGTTTCCTGTCGTTTAGCTACTACGTCAAGCCATATCGAGTCTATCTTGTGAACCGTATCCCAGGTGTCCTGGGTCTCAATCCTTGAGAATTGCCAAAGAGCTGCATAAGCTAAAAACTCTGATAGCTGTATTGCTGCAATACCACCCATACTAGATGGTAGCCTATACGAGCTTAACTCTGAGAATATCGACCAAGCAAGCTGCAGCTCTATTGGAACAGTTGGCCTGTTTTGCAGAGCCTTTGGTGTTATCCCTGACGTCTCTTGGAAGGCAAGTAGAGTGTCAAGTTTTCCTCCCCACTCCAGCTGCCATTCCAGGATTTCACGAATCAGTTTCCCTGTTCGACTTCCTGAACAACCTTGAACGAGTCAAAGTCGTCAGCATACGAAGCGATGACACGGCGGAAGTCCTTCAGTGCCAGCAGCTTCTTGGCATTCTCGACCGAGTACGACAAATCCTTGCCGTCAAACTCGACCTTACCTTTCCAACCCAGCAAGATTGTCTTGGCAAAGGTTTCGATCATGATCTCGTCAGACTTCGCTTCAGCAGCGTCACCCTTCGACTCCAGAACAACCTTGTTCTTCTGGTACAGCTTCGTAAACAGGCGGTTGAAGTGCTTGTTGCCAGAACGTGCAACGAGGAACGAAGTTTCGGTGTCGTGATCGACCCAGCGGCCTTCGATTTCCATCTTTTCGTCGCTGGCGAATTGCTTGAAAAAGTCTGTCATGTTTTCTCCTATGAGGTGTTACGGCGGGTTGCCTGCCTGTTATTGTAACTGCAGTACACCTTCTAAGCATCGGCGAGCGTAAAAAACCAGGTCGGATTTCAGTCCGACCTGGCAAAGCTAAGCAACCCACCTAGCCAGGAGTGCCTTAAGCTGAAGCAGCGCCTATTCTGTCGATCTGAATAAGGTTTCGCAGTGCAGTATCTGCGTTGGTGTTGTCGCGCAACGCAGTAAACTCCAAACTCAACATCATGTCAGAGTCTTTGCCTCCTGCACCAGTACCAACTTTTGAGAAGTTACACTTAGGCAAAGTAAAGACATACCCATTTCCTGACGTGTCAGTGGTAGAGAAAATAACTGACACGTTTTCGTTAAGTTTGAACTTTTCATACAGTTCACCGCTGTTGAAGTACACTTCAAGTGTTCCTGTTGCAGAGATGGTGCCAGACCCGATACCTACAGCATCAAGGCTGCAGATGGCCGTTTGCTCTCGCAAAGCATTGTCATAGTTGAAGCCGACAGACTGGACGTAAGTTCCGTCAAGCGGCGCTCCGTCAACCCACAAAACACAAGAAGGTCCAGTAACACCGCTGTGAATCTCGTAAGAATTAGATTCAGCAGCAGTGCCTGAAAGGTTCGTAGAGCTTTCTTTACGAGTAAGACCCTTACCCATAAAGTTAAAACTAAACGTAGACCTTGCACCTGCACTAATGCTGATATCGAGAGATGATGGGGTCATGCCGCGATAGACCCAATACTCTCCGATATCAGAACTCTGACGTTCGATGCTGAACGATGTTTGAGCAGTTCCGTTGACTAACCGACTAGAGCTAACCGTTGTCGCAGCGCCAGTACCAACAGAAGCCGGAGTGCTGCTGTCAAGGGTAATTACAGTGCTCGTCGGAGCAGTAACAAGACTTGCGCGGAAAATCTTGCCATCGTTTATCGTACCTGAACCCAATACTGTAAAGAACTGACCCTTCTTCAGGTTTGTAAAAGCTGAAGTGCCTGTAGGTGCTACAGCTGCGGTAATAGTATTGGCAGCAAACGTGGCAGAAAATGTTGCACCAACGCCACCAGTACCGTACTCTAAGAACTCACTTTGGAGGGTAGACTCAAGGAAATCATCGTACTCAAGGTACGAAACTTCCGTCTCAATACCTCCAGAAGCAGACCCTGACAGTGGAATCATGCTTGAAGAGGTTCTTGAAGAATTGATTTCCTCAGAAGCTTCTTTGTTAATTGTGTAGTCCAGAGATTCACCAGTAACCCTGAGTTTTTTGTGATTACCAGTTGTAGGCACAACACCAAAGGCAGCCTCCTTGACGTAGGCAATGTTGACAAGGCTTGTGTTAGCGAGAGCCATAGTTACTCCTTAGAAAATGACTTGCTTTAGTTTATTAGCATATGTTGTACCAACGCTGACACATGTGTTGAATACTGCACGGGTGTCAGCGTAGACAGCTGAAAACCTTGTTCGTGGCAGTCAGTAAAACGCATCGGCATGAAAGGGTATAACAACACTCTTGGCATACAAACCTGAAGCAGAAAACGGCTTAGGGAAGCTAGCAACTTCTGTCAAGGCTGTACCTATCCTTCTTCTTTGCAGTTTTGGGTAGATAAAGTCTAACAGTCTGTTTACTTGAGCTGACCCTGTACCTTCACGAGCTTTAACCGTGAGTACCAATAAGCCTGCGATCCTGTGCCTAGGGTTCGAGCTAATGTCGGCTTGCCAGCCAGAGCCTAACTCAACCTCTATTTCCAGAAAAGGGTTTGACTGTTTTGCTAGGTCTATAGTACCTCTGTTTTCAGCTAAAACATTGACTGAAAACTCAGAAAAACCTGATTTTGCAACCAGAACTGCTTCTGTAAAGTTTTGCCTTAACGCTTCTATAGTCATACTATGTCTGTCCTCAGGTGCTTAAACTTATTGATGGTGTGCTGTATCGCAAGGTAGTCTCCTGGAATAAAGTTTCCTGGTCTCAACTTAAAGTCAGGATTCGTTGCAAGTTCGTCAGAAATTGGAGATACGTTAACTATAGATACTTTACTGTTGTACCTTATGCTCTTTATTCTAGAAGCATTCCAGTAAGCCGATACTGCATAAGCATCTGCATCTCCTTTAAACCTAACAGGACTCTGTTCCCTCCAAGCTCCTGTAATAGCTTTTTCTGACGTAAGTTCTCTTGAGACCACTTTGTAAAGAGCTTTGCTGGCCGGATACGCGGCAATCTCTACATTCCAACTTGCCGCAGTTGAGCCACTCCATTGTGGAGTGTTAAGTACAAGCTCTTTTAGTACCTTCTCAGTCCGTATCTGCAAAACTTTTGTTGCAGATACCTCTGCTTTGGTAGAGACGTTTAAGATCCTTTTCCTTAAAGCCTCGATTCCGCTGATTTTTACACTCATATACGCCTAATATGTAAGCTAACTGCATCTATTTCTGAGCCAACACTCAAGGTTCTCCACGAACCCTTAAGTTCTCCGCTAGAGAACTCTACACTGGTTCCTACACTTGCAACAGTGCCAGATGTAGCCAGTAGCTGGATATCACCTACCTCTACGTTATGGTCTGCTTGAGTTTTTATATCGTAGAGTTGCTTGCAATCTACAGGTAATGCGGAAACCACAGTGCTAGAGCCTGTATAGGTATCTGAGATAGGGTCATAAGTCTTGCTTCCGTCAAAGCTGGCAAACTCAATGCCGTACCTAAGTTCTTGCATCTCAGCTGTAAGGAAACCATCAACGTCGGTATAGGTCGAAGATACTCTATACCTTTTAGATGCATACGTAACAATAGAACCTTTGGCAACACTGCTTGTAGCTGAAAAGTACGCCTCCCAATAGGGTTCAATGTTACTAGAGCTTGAGTCCTTAACTAGATTTCTAAACCTTAGCTGACCGTACTGACCTGGAACAACAGTGCCAGATAAGAACTCATGCGGAGTTTTTGAACTAAACAATCCTGCAGCCTTCTTTACCCAACAAGTTGCCCTAATAACCCCTCCAGCCCACTCGTCGTAGTTCACCTCACCTACGACGTACTTTTCTGAAAGTACGTCTATAACTCTATGGTTAGGTATGCTTGTTAAAGGGTCTATAGAAATAGTCCTTCTAACTGACACGGAACCTTCAGCAGAAGACTCCATAAAAGTAGAGGTCTGTGCTTTAAATAAAAAAGCACCTGAGTATCCGTCGTAAATTGGGCAGGTATCGAAATACCTAGCTACATTTTTTAGCCTCATTCTGTCACCGGATTTACAGCTAAACCTGTTGATGTTACAAATTTAAATGAGCTACGTGTTGGGGCAGTGTAGTCTGAAACATTAGACAATGCTAACTGAAGTCTAAGCCTAACTGCTGCCAAGCTTGACTGAACACCAGCTTTAGTGTCTTTCCATGCGTCAAATCTCTCTGTCTCAGCTTTTCCGTCAGTAAGTCTCTTAAAGCTGAACATAGGCAAAGAAGCTAGCAGCTCATTAGCTACAGCATAAGTAGCAAAAAGTCTAGTAGAAATGTATACTTTTTGTTCGTTAGCTGATCTGTCTATTTCTGCTTTTTCAGCAATAGACTCATACGTAGTTACAAGCACTGCGCTAAACTCGTCGAGTGCGGTAGCGAGTACGCTTGACCAGACTTCTAGCCCTAGGTCTGAATCCTCGATTTCAGTCTCAGAGACTCCGAGAGTTGCCCTAATATTGTCGTATGTTGTGTAATCTGTAAGCATAAGTCACTTAAGCTCGTAAGTTTTCAAAAATAAACCCGCTGCAGCGGGTTTATTTACTGATGAGACTGTGTATCAGACAGTAAGAGTTAGAACCTGCCAGGCATCATCAAAAAGGCGGTAGGCAATAGAGCCAGTATCCACTCTAAGCTTTGTCGATCTACGAATAGCAAATTGCTCCATCGCAGTGTACGACAAAGTAGTAGAGTTGACGATGTGGTATGCGTAACGGCTGTCAAAGCCGACGATAGTGTTAGCAGGCCAGTTCGGGTCTTGACTGATGATGACATCAACTTGGTCAGGCCAAGAAGGGTTAACCACTGTGTCCAGCGTGTCAATGCGCTTCGAGGTTGCGTTGTCACCGACGACGACAGGGCGGCCAGAGCGATTCTCGATAGCCAGAGCGCCCGCCAGGTCTGTGATTACCGTGTCGATGCGACGGACGCGGGAGCCGTAGAACAGCCAGTTGACCCAGGCCTTTTGGCTCAGAGTGCCGGCAACCGTCAGGCTGGAATCGAAGGCCGTCTTGGCGTTTTTGACGGCACCTGAGACCGTTGACAGGGCTGCCATGTCCAGGTCGGAATCGCCGCTCAGGAAGGCCAGGAGCTGCCCTTCAATGCGCTCCAAGGCTTCGACTTCCGCTTGCCGTGTCATCGACAGGGAGACGATATCCAGGGAGGTAGCAGCAGCCGCCTCGTCTGAAATCTCCATACCGATAGAGCTTCCAGCGATCTTCCACGACTTGTCACTGGTAGTCAGGGTCAGCATCGAAGCCGGCTCACCCAGTTGGGTAACAGCTCGACTACGAGCACTCTCAGGACGAGAGAAGTTCAGGAACGGACGATCAAACTTGGTGCCGTTGATGGTATCAATAGCCGCAGCCTTACGGTTGAACAAGGCCTGGATACCGTAGTCGCTGGAGGTAAGCTTGTTCTCCAGCGTGTCCATGAGGTACGGCAATGCCACCAGACGACCAGCGATAGAGCTATCTTCAGTAACAGCGCCTGCTGAGAAACCTTGACCTTGCAGGACATAGTTCAGCTTCAGGTTCTTTTGACCAGCACCCATTTGAGCATACATCTGCTGCGATGCAGACGGCTGATCCTTACGGGTAGGGAAACGAGCATTAAACATAGCCGGAACGTGCTTGAAGCCGCCAGCTCTAGCCTCTGCAAGTGCTTCCATACCGACAGAAACTTGATGGACTTGACCGTGTTGGTCAATAACGCCGATTTGTTGAGCCATTTTGTTAAACCTCTAGTTTCAGAAAAGTTCGATGATGCCAGTAGTGCCAACAGCGCCAGTACCTGCAGAACCCAAGCTGACCACCCGAGCGCGGAACGGTGCAGTTTTGGCTGCAGCTTGGTCAGTGGCCTTCGTGACCTTCAGCGGGCCTGTCAGGGCTGTACCAGAAGTAACGACAGTACCTGTGACGACGTAATCACCGGCGGCGATGACACCAGTACCAGGGGTAGCTTGCAGGCCGTCAAAAGTTACAGCTTTGTAGCCTTTATCAACGATACCGACAATAGCGTAACCGTCAACAGTACCTTGGGTCTCAAGGTTTGAAGTCACTTGAACAGCCTCAATTGCATCGCCAGCAGCGCACAAAACATAGTTGTCCAGTGCTGCAAGTTTTACAGCCTTGCCGTTGTCTGCGTAGCCATATTTCGTGGCAGTAGTGCCACCACGAACAGCCTTCACAGGGTACGAGTGAATAGTCTCAGAAATTTGAAATTTTGCCATTTGATACTCCTTTAAGAATTACTTGGCACCAGGGAGGGACATTGCCAGCTCTGAGAAGACAGGCGGCATTGCTGCTGCAGGTGCAGGAGCACTTGCTTTTTGTGCTGAGGCAGTGATACCACCTGCACGATATTTTGCTTTGAACTTGGCACTGATTTCGGCGTGCTTAGCTGCAAGGTTTTGAACTGGAACTGCTGAAGCCGACACAGTAGAGCCTTCGACAGAGAGCGTCATAGCTTTGACAGACGCCAAGACAATTTCAGCCAGAGCTTCAGTTTGGGCAGAGGCAGTCTCTGCCGAAGCCTTAGCCTGAGCCAACTCCGCTTGAGCAGCTTCAAACTTTGAAGTCACTGCGGCGACTGCTTCGTTGGCTGCCTGAAGCTCGGCCTGCAGAGCAGCCAGACCTGCGTCAGAAACTGCAGATTGAGCCTCTTGTGAAGCGTTTGCTTCAGGTTCGGCAGAAGCAATAGCTGCGTCAGCGGTCAGGTCAACACCTGCCATCGTAGCCAGCTCTTCAGGTGTAGGGATGTGCATTGTATTTTGTCCTTTGGGTTTAACCGAATTGTAGGTATCAGTGTTATCTGTTGCCATTGTAGCACTGAAGATTCGACTGCGATTGTCACTAGGCACAAGCGCCTTTGAACGGGTGAAAGCCTCTGGGTACGTAGAAATCTTATCTACTAGGCCAACTGCCTTGGCTTGCTGACCTATAAACTCTCTACCTTGACCGAATTTGCTATCCGCAGCAGCCTTTGAAACACCGCGACGATAAGCCACGTAATCTAAAAAAATGTTACCTAAGTAATCTGCCTTTTCTTGAGCAGAAGCTAAGGCTTCGTCTGTAATAGGCTCTGCAGGATGACCAAGTGCTTTGTACTTGCCTGACCTTACGACAACCGCGTCAACGCCACCATCTTTCAGCATTCGGTGCTTGCTAGTCATGACTATCAAAGCACCAATCGAACCTACAATGGCAGTCTCTGATGCAGCAATCTCTCTACCAGACAGACCAAGCCACAGGGCTGCAGACCCCATGTAAGTTGGGGAATAAGTTGTTACTGGCTTGATCTTGTCAATATTAGACAGAAGTTCTGCAGTCTCTTTGACTCCTGCAACAGAACCACCTCCTGACTTGATGTTCAGTAAAATGCTTTCAACTTCAGGATCACTTACTGCAGCGATAGCAGCTTTTTGTATGTCACCGTAGCCAGTAACGTTATAGTGCTTACCTAGCCAGCCTAAAGAACCCTCAACAAGGCCTCCGCTTACAGTGATTACGCCTACACCGTCGACAACTTGCAGGTAGTCTGCCAGGTCTTCGTCATCTTCTTTGCCAACAGAAGCTTTGACTCCATGCTGCAGCTGATAAGCTTCAACCTTTTGCAGAGACGACAGTGCCTGCATGTAGCTTTCTTCAGTACCTAACCAAATATCGCTCATAAAATTTCCTCTTTGTTCATGTGTGAGCAGCCTACGCAACCTTCTTGGTACTTTTTAACGAGGCCTTCAAGCTGAAGTATGTGTTTCCTCGTATCGTGAAGCTCGTTGCGAGTCTTACGCAACTCATCTCCGAGTTTATCAACAATTTCGAGCTGCTGCACTAGCTGGCGCTGCATCTCGAACAGCTTTTCTGTCAGCTTTTCGTTCTGCTCAGTCATAGACGCCAGACTGTCGCTCTGTGACTTATTTATAGAAGTCATAAGGTCTAAGTTTGCCTTCCTGCTGTTCAACCACAAAGTACCTGCTACAAATAGGGCGGTAAGTGTTGCTGTAAGCTGTGTAGGATTATCCTTTAGAATGCCTAACAGTTGGATCAGTTCTGCCATGATTTTTTAAGAAATAGAAAGCCGACTGAGAATGCATACAGATTAGAAACTCCTAGAAAAAACGCACTAGGAGTCTGCTGAAGAGCTGAAAGCCACACCCAAAGAGTTCCATTAACAAGCGCTAAGATACACTGCAGCAGAGCTAGCTTTTCATGAAATAGCAGAGAGACGAACTGCAGCATACCGAACGAAGAAAATACAATGACCCAAAACTGGTATCTGTGTACCTTAAACAGCTCTGAGTAGTCTCCCCATCCGCAAATAACGTAAATAGCTGTAGCTACCATAGCACCTGCAGAGGCTAGTTCGACAGCTCTGCTATCTTGAGGAAGTAAGTTATTCAACATCTTTAGGTAAGGCCATGTAGATAAAGCAAAGCATGACGATGCAGTTAAACACTGTCCAAAGAGCATCGGCAAAGGCAGTCCCAAACGGAACACCTTCTACTTTTATAGAAGTCCACCAACTTGTTTGTGCAGCTATCAGGAGCAATCCTGACACAGCTCCAGCAAGCATTGGAATGCGAACAGATACTTTGCATTCAGCGCTGTAACGTAATCCGCAAAGAATTACAGCAACTACAGCGAGTGCGACAGGTAATAAGTCTAGAATAGGCATGACAATCTCCAGGTTGGTGGAATTGTATTTCCACCAACCTGCAAAAGATATCATAACTAAAGGTGTCAGGCTTATTGTCAGTTCATATCTATCACTTACACCTGTTTAGCCGACTTCGGCTGCGTAGGCGTCTTAGGATTCATTGTGCTGGTGCCGCTAGAAGGGTTTGCAGCTGCACCAGAATCCACCGTAGGGTTAGCAGACATGAACAGGGTTCCTGACAGCTTTGGAGCGCCTGGAGGTGGTAAATGGCCTGTCAGGTGGATCGAAGCTTCCTCGTCGCTAATGAACCCAAGTGACAGCTGTTGCAGAATCCTACTCTGCTCCATCGCCCTGTAAGCCTCAAGTTCTTGGCTCGGTCTGAGGTCTGGTGCATCGTAAACAAATTCCACATAGCCTTCTAATCCGCTTAAACGTACTGCAACAGTCAAAGCTCGTGAGTAAATCTCATTAAGCTTTCTACGAATAGCGTCACACTCCTTCAAGAAAAGTAAGGACTCAGCACTTGACGCGCTAGAAGATGAGGTAAAGCCAAGTGTTACAGGCATAGTCTTAGCACCTGCTACAACCTTAGCGTTAAGAACTTTTTGGACCCGTTCTATGATGGTGCTTGGGTCATGTCCTCCATCAATATAGGCGTAGTCGATGATGTCAAGACCGACCAGCGCATCCTCAGGATTCAATCCGTTGATAGTACCTTCAACTTGGTCAATAACGCTGTTCTGGAACTCAGCAAATTTCTCAGGGTCAGCCAAAACTTCAGGAGGAGCCAGCTTTTTCAGTCTTTCGCTGTTCACTGTAGCTTTCAACCTTGGAAGCACAGCCCTCTTAAGACCTTTTCTGATGTCGTTATTGAAGTCAAGGTCTGACAGGATAGCCTGAATGCTGGCTGTAAGTGGGCTTGTAGCATAAGCATCAGTAGGGTTTTGGTCTAACGCAGTGTAGATTATCGTAGGCAGGTCAAGCGATATCTCTGTACCGCCAATCTTCTGTACAAGTCTAATGTTGTTGTCCTCTTCGTACATCAGCAAGGTGCTTACAGCAATCACGTTCATGCTAGCAGGCACTCTTTGCTTATCAAGGGCTACTTCCAAGCACGCAGCTCCTGTAAGCATCAACTCTTGCCCAAGGGTCTCGCTTAGCGATTGGATCGTCTGTTGTGCCCCGTAGCTGCCGTCAGGGCTGCCCAAGAACGTTAAACGCCGGAGCAGTTCGTGAGCCATTGCAGTGACGTTAGCATCGACCTGCCCATCAAGGTTTCTTCCAAAAATCTTGAACCGTTCAGTTATCGCTGTCCTTAGCTTGAGACTAATAGCGGCAGATAGCTCAGGGCTGTTTTTAGACAGTCGCTTTAACGCAAGGTAGTCGTTAGTCTGTGTTTTTGCGTCAACAACTCTATCTAAAGTTGCCGATTGAACAGATGGCTTCTGTAAAGCGGCCTTAGAAGTTGTGACCTGACTTCTGTAGCTAGGAACTGACACAGCTCTATTAGGAGCTTTTGGGAGCGGAGGCGGTGTGAGTGAGGAACCAAAGACTTTGGTTCTGACTGTAGAAAAGAAGCTCATGATATCTTTCGGTTACTGGAAGAAGTTTCTTAACTGTATTCTACTGCTTAAGCCTGAACTTCTTTAATAACGGTACAGCGCCAACTTGCGTCCAACCTGCAGCCTTTCCTCGTAACTGAATAGCAAGGTGAAGGTACAGCAGTGCAAAGTGTGCGTGGTCCTGCCCATCGGTTTTGTCATAGACGTAAGTCAGCTCGTCGTTTATAAACTTTGATACGCGCTTAAGGCTAAGGTACTGAGGCTTAGCTTTAGGGCTAAGCTTACATTCCGCAAGAATTACCTTACCTTTCTTGAACATATCTTTTATGCTATCCATTCCTGCGGTTCTATTAACTTTAAGCAACCTCAAGTTAAGCTTGCCCTCTTCCTTATTCTCCTCTTTTTCTTGCAAAGTGAACAGTTCAGGAGATTTTCCAGTCGTGAAAATAGCGCCATAAGCGTTAGGATCGTTATCGCACATTTCCGTAATGGTCGGCACATACGGAAAGGTATCAAAAACAGAATTAGCAATCTTGTACTCTCGTTTAAGCTCTGCAACTCTCTGCTTAAACATGGTAATAGGAATTTCTTCTCGATGCACAACAAGCATTTCACCTGTCTCGGTCAACCTACCTACCGCTGCAGAGCAGAGTAAGCCCATGTCGCAGCCTAAGTAGTGGACGTTAGAGCTTGTAAAGTTCCCTTGTAATTCGGCTCGTTCAATGTCCTGCAGTGTAAGCTGCTCATCTTGTTCTTCGCTTGTCTCTCCAAGGACTTGGTTTTTCCACTCCGACCTAGTGTTAAACTCTGTCGATGTTCTCACCAGGTACGAAGGGCGAAGTACCAAACAGGCCGTGACAGGGCTAACATAGTAAGTGTTAGCATCATAAGAATCCGAAGGGTTTTCACACACCCACTGCAACCTGTCTGGATGTAATTCAGGGTCTTTTCCACAGTTCGGGCAGTTCCACCTAGAATCCTTCCAAGCTACATCCTTGATGTTTGTTTTGTTTATCTCTTCCAGGCTTCCGTCAAAACCTGGTACTATGATATCTGTATGGTAACTGGGTAGCCAAGTGTGCTTACAATGTGAGCACGTTGCCATGTGAAGGTGGCGTTTGCTGGTTTCAGCTTCCTTCGATATCCCAAGGCCTTGAACAGTGGGTGTGCTGAATTGTTTGATGATCTGCAAATTTGAAGCTTGCAGGCGACTTCTAAACTGCCTCAGCGTATCAGGGTCGCAGCGGTCTATTTCGTCAGCAACGAGACAGTCAGCAGAGATAGACAAGGCTGCTGTTTCAGACTTGCTCCCTCGAATGAATACAAAGTTGTTTCCAAACTTTTTAAGTTCGTTGTTGTTTACGTCAACATCTACAAGTCTGCGTACTTCAGGTGAGTCATTTATGAGTGGGTTAAGCTTTGTGACTGTAAGTTTGTTAGCGTCAGAAGCCGTAGGTAATGCGTATATCGCATTAAATCTTGGTTGTGTGCTGACCGCAGCAAGTAGATAAGCCATAGTTGCTGTAGTCATGCCAATTTGGGCTATTTTTACTACATTTGTGACTCTTTCTGTGTCGTTTATGATGTGCTTTTGGAAGCCATATTTGTCACCAAAGGTGTACTTTTTACCTTCTAAATATATATTTTTTTCTACAAACGCACTTAGATTGTGCAGGTTGTAGACGTTGTTTGCGCCGTCTTTTACGCGATTAAAGTGGTCTAATAGCATTTCTTACCTTTGACATACGTCTAAACATCGTTCTTTCAGACACGCACGCTATTTTAGCACCTTCTTTTACTGTGTGCTTTCCTTCACAGACTTCTTTAGCAACTTGATGCTGAAAAAGCATGCGTACTTTTCGTAGATTTTTTGCATCTACTTTAGGTGCCCTTTCCTTTACAACTTTGCCAAGGTAGTTTGGGGTGACGCCAAGCTCATTGGCAATGTCTTTTATTTTTCTTCGCCTATTTACAAGGTCGAACAGCTGCTGCTTAGTCAGCTTGTCTTTTACGTTTGCCATAATTTACACCAATGTAAAACCAAATTAACCACATGCTAGTTAAACTCATACCTTTAAGTTCTTTCTATATGAGTCCAAGAACTTTTCCTTGAGCTGAGGGAACTCTTGCAAGGTGTTTACCAAGGTGTTCTCCAAGGTCTTTAGTCTTTCCATGTTGTACAGGTCTTGCTGCAGTTTTATTATAGCTTGCAAGATACTTGTAATAGAGTTCAGTGTCTGTGCCCGTTGGTTCAGTGGTTCGTCATCACTGAACTCAAGCAACTCTTGCGCTCTCTGATACTGCTTCAGTAACTCATGCTCAAGGTCTAAGTCTTTCAAGTCCTTGTGTGTGATGGCTTCCTTGGTGTTTTCTGGCTCTTTCTTCGTTTTCAGCAAGCCCTTAGGTTTAGCTTGGGTCTGTAGGAGGGTTTCAAAGTCAGGCATCTGCATCTGAGGCTTCCAGTTGTTAATTTGTGGATTTTGGCATGTTCGTTGATGGCTTTGTTGTTTTGTGGGTTGTGTTTGGATGTCGGAGGAAAGTTTTGAAAAATTTTCCAGATGCCGAAGGGAGGTAAGCAGCGCCTGCGGCTTTTGCTGCTTAAAACGGTATACGTCATCAATATGACAGCTGCCTACCTTGATCAACCGCATGCTTCCCGTTTAAGCAAATATACGAAAAATCGTTAGCAATATAGACAAATGTGCAGGAAGGCCATTTATAGCCCAATAGGGCGCTTCAAATCTTAGGGCATATCTACCCCTTATGCACTTGATTTGGAGCGCGTATAGGGCCTTACGATGATTCTGACAACTAAGTTATCCACATCTCAAACGGCAGTTATCCACAGGCGTTTCTATACCATTTGAGTATTGTCCACATATGCACATACTCAAAAAGTATTATTAACAACCCTGTGCATAACTCAATACTTGACAATCTCGCTATTGTGTGATACTAGCGCATGCGTGCATGCATCATGTCTAGGGTTTGAAGCCTCAAAAATTTTTCTACATGTCAGTTTCGTGTAAGAAAACAGTGCATAATCGACTACATCGGATGAAGTTCATTGTCCGATCTGGGTCCAGCTAAAATCTTTTTGCTGATCTAGTGGCTAGACTTGTGATAGAATCTAGTCTCATTCACTCACTCATGGCGTCAAGAAAGACGCCGAAAGGATATATATTATGCTGAATCGCGTCTCTTCTTGGATCACTGCTCATCGTGGTCCGTTTGATGCTCATGCTCAGGTCACGTGCATGCGTGACCTCGAGGTCACTCCGGACACTACTTCCATGTTTCGTGCATGCTGGAATATGGTCCTCGACCGTGCGCGACTGTCTGAAATCCACGGCACGGACTATATCGGCACGGATTTTGGAGCCATCGCCGAAGTCGCCCAAGCTGTGGCCGTGAAGGCCACGGCTTGGTCTGACCGTGACTCCCATGTGATGGCGTACCATCAGCATGTGGGCGTCGTCTCGCGTATCGCCCATGCGGTGGCCTGCAATGGTCGCCGCCGCCGTGTCGCGGCCGTTTCGTTCTAACCCTGAAAGGATCATCATCATGTCTCTTAAATCCCTGATTCTTGCCCGCACTCTGACCGGCGGCGCCTTAGCGGATCTTTTCGCTGGTGAGTTCGCCAGCGATGCAATGTGTTTCGTTACGAGCTCTTCTGACCAAGAGATCATGGCAGCAATCGCCGCCCTTCCTACCACGAAGGGCCGCAATCCCCGGATCACTGGGGAGATGTACAAAGGTTTGGGCCATGCGATCAGCATGGCAATGGATACCCTGCGCAAGCACCTGCCCGACGGCCGCGGTTGGGACGGCGGGAAGATGGGAAGCTTCAAGCGCGCCGACCGTGAAAAGCGCCTGCCCTACTTGGCCGCCCATGCCGCGGCCGTTGAGGCGTTCAAAGCCACTTTGGCAGGCGTCAAAGGCTGGGTAGATACGCCTGCAAAGACCGACGAAGAGAAGAAGGCCGAAAAGGCGAAGCGCGAAGCCGACAAGGAAGAAAAGCGGCTTGAAGAAAAGGCCCGCATCCGCGCCGAACTTGTCGCGGAAGGCGATCTTATCCCTCGGGATTCCGTCACGCTGGTCACTGATTTGACCGTCCATGAGCTCATCGGCGCCGTGCATACGATCGCGGATGAGCGTGATTTCAGCGATTCCGAATTTCAGGCGCTGCAAGCGCTTATCGCATCCGTCGCGCTGAAGCGGGAGATCGCCGCAGCTCGGGAACTGGCGCGTATGAATCGAGCTGCAAATGCGGATCGCGTCGTCGATGTCGAGGCCCGAGAAGTGCAATCTTCAAAAGTGCTGGCGCTGACCTAACGCCTGCCTAGCCACTGTTTCACGTCATTGATCATCGGTAGCCGGATAGTTCCGGCTATTCCAAAAGCGCCTATATCGTGGGCGCTTTTGGAATAGAGCTGGTGCCCCGTCCCTGGTGCATGCTGGGTGACGGAGCTGGCGAGAGCTGGTGCCCCGTCCCTGGTGCATGCTGGGTGACGGAGCTGGCGAGAGCTGGTGCCCCGTCCCTGGTGCATGCTGGGTGACGGAGCTGGCGAGAGCTGGTGCCCCGTCCCT